GGAGTTTAAGGCAAGGATAAAATCATTCTACCTAAAACACGACAGGAACTTAGCTGCTGCATACTTTGAGGTAAACAATAACGACCTGTTGTTTGATGACTTGACAGATGACGATAGGCTCTATAAACTTATACCCTTTACAACCTCAGCACAGAGTAAGCCCGAGATTATCCGTAACCTCATCAAGTTGTTTGAGGATAAGGTGATTAAGATACCTAAGAACACGGATTTAATAAAGGAGCTTTACGACTTTAAGTCTAAGCGGAACGCTATTACAGGTAACCTACAATTCTCCAACACCGATGGCAAGCACGATGATATGGTTATGAGCTTGGCAATCTGTGCGTATTGTGCGGCAGAAGAACAGGACGGTGGAGTAACTTTGTTTTTATGATTACATTCAGACAGCACATTAAGCTAATGAACTTTCTTGGTTCGGGAAAAACAACTGAAGATTTTATATTGAGTTTAAACGATATAGAAAAAATAAACTTTATTGCTTTCTTTGAAGAAGTGTATCCTGTTCAAGATAATATGCTTGGTGATGAAAAGTTAAATGAAGAAAAAAAAGTTTACTCGGATGTGAACTCATTAGTCCTTGGTCAGTTTATAATGCTTGAGCAAATAATAACGGGCAAGACTAAATTGCCAGACCACCTAATTGACCTTGAAATAGCCAAGTTGATAATACGTCCAAATCAAGATGAGGTATTTGACAATGAAGATGTCTCTAAAGAGTCGGACAACCAAGATTATATATTAAACTCCGATGTGAGAAGGGTGTACTATGTATTAAACACCTATATAGACAATAGGAATAAAATACTATTTGAGGATTTTGCAGGTGTTTTTTACGAGGCTAATGACGAGGATGAGGAAGATGAGTCTGAAGATGTCGGTTCTGATATGGTGTTCAACCAGCAATGGTATTGGTACTCTATAGTTCGTACGCTTTCGGGTGAAGATATACATAAGTACGAGCAGACCTATATGCTGCCTATGAGAACTGTCCTTCCCGAGATGTCTTACTTAGCGCAGAAAAGCAAGATTGAAGCAGCTAATCATCGTCAGCAAGAGGCAATGCGTAAATTGTAAATTTAAGAAAGGTTTATATGAATAATCTGACAGAGCTTTACGGTAAGATAAAGTCTTTTGCTGATGACCACAATATGGTTAATGAGTTCTTCGTAGCTAATACAGAAGAAGATTTAAACAACCGAGAGTTTAACTTTAAGACCTTGGCACTCCTTCTTCTTGAAGCTAATATATCAAGAGATTTAAACTCTCCTATATATACACTTGACTTTGGAGCAATTGTCATAGATAAGATTGGGGAAGATGATGATTTAGAATCAATAATGTCTTCAGAGGAAAACCTTTTTGTTATTGGTCAGCTACAAGACTACCTCATACAAGAAGGCTATGATGTTGATTTTGGTGAAGTAGAACTTGTCTCGGCTATGGGAGAAGAGTATAACATAACCTCAGCAATGAGTGACTTTAGCGTAGTTCTTGCTCGCAAGCCTTATACGAGAGGTATTGACTCTTAAAGCATATGACTCGCAAGCAGTATGAAAATCAAATACGATTAATAGCAGTTTCAGAAACCTCAAGGGCATTCAGAAAGTCAGCTATAATAAAAGCTATTGTAAAAATAGCAAAGCAAAAGAACCACATTGCCTCGGGACAACTTATTAATCCATCTGAATCAAACTCAATAACACCTAACGCTGATGATAGATGGCTTGTTCCTAATGGAAAAAAAGCTGTTATCGTAAGGGTTTATGGAATCAAAGAAGGTGTTCCATCCTCTGTTAGAATTAAAACACAATTAAAGTACGGAGTTGATGAAAAATATTATCAACTAACTACACACTCTAAAAAATTAAAACCTTTCCCTAAACCTAAAGACGTACTTGTAAGTATTGATAGATTAGAGGACTGGATAAAACAAAAATCTTCACGAGGGCTTTCGTTTAAACTTCCAGATAGAGGACAGGGTAGAAAAAAAGAAACGAGACCAATGGACCCGAGTAACCCTATTGATGTGGGTAGGGTCGCATTTGCTATTGCCAACGGGATTAAAAAAAATGGAATTAAGAATAGGTCAAACTTTTTTAATCCTTTTGAATATAAGAACACAGGAGTTAAGGCTACTTTAAGCAAGGCTGAAACAAGGATAAACGATAGACTTACCGAGCTTTTTACAAGCGAAGCAACTATTTCTATTGACAGATTAATTGAGACACTATAATGGCTACAACACAACAAAGCATAGATAAGCTTAACAAGTATACTGAAAGGTTAGAGCTTTTAAATAAACAGCTTGAGGATGTAAATAAAAACACCAAAGAGTACAAGAGGCTAACGGCTGAGAAGAATAAGGTGGAACAGAAAGCAGAAAAGGCATCAAAGGAGCTTTCTAATGCTCAGGGCAAGCTTTCTTCTACTCTTAAAAATCACAAGCCTTTAATTGACAAAGCAAACAATGCACAGAAAAGGTTTAACAAAACCACTTCCGACGGAACAAAAGTAACTAAAGGATTTTTTAGTAAGCTTAAAACAGCAATAGGCACTTTGTCAAGGTACGCATTGGCATATGGACTTATAAACACTGCACAAAGAATATTCTCTGAGCTAACTGTTAAAGCATTTAAAAGAGCTGTAAACTTGGAAAAAGCTCTTGCTGATGTTGCTGCAATCGCAGGACTTACATCTTCTGAGATGTTAAGATTAAAAAACACAGTTTTTGAAGTAGCGGGAGTAACTTCGCTTACAGCCACGGAAGTTGTTGAACTTCAAAAGCAATTAGCAAAACTTGGTACCTCGGTATCAGACATAGAGAAATTAACAGAGCCTGTTGCTATATTATCTCAAGCACTTGGAGAGGAACCTGGCGGTGTAGCTGCTACTTTAAAAAAGACTCTTAATCAATTTCAAGCAACGACAGAGGAGGCTAATAGGTTTTCCAATGCGCTGGTAGGTGCTGTAAATGAAACTGCATTGTCTCTAAACGACCTTGGTACAGCTCTGCAATATGTAGGTCCTCTTGCTGCACAGTCTGGTGTTTCTTTTGAACAAACATCATCCCTGTTAGGTATTCTTGCCGACAATGGATTCCGAGCCTCACGAGCAGGTACTGGATTGCGTAATGTTTTGCTTGAGGCTGCTAAATCTGGTAAACCAGTAGTAGAGTTCTTGGAAGAGCTTTCTGAAAAAAACTTAGATGTAGCCAAAGCAACAGAAATTTTTGGTAAAAGAGGAGCCTCTGCTGCTATTGTTTTGTCAAATAATATAGATAAATTTAAACAACTTTCCGTAGAACTTGAAGATTCAAGTAGATTGTTTTCTGCCAATGCTAAACAAATGTCTTCAACACAAGGTCAGTTAGATTTGCTTTCTTCAGCATACGATAAATTTTCAACAAAAATAGGCGAAGCTTTTATAAAGACAGAGTTGTTTATAGGATTGTTAGGTATTCTTGACGGAGAAGCCGCTGCTACCGCAAGGGCATATAAGGCTATTGCAAATGCAAGTGGTGACGCAGCAGACGCAATTGAAGAACTGGTAGTATCTCAAAGAAATTATAACGAGGGTGTAAACAGAGTTGTTCCCGATATACAGATTCTTAACACAGCATTTGACGCACTGGGCAATCAAGCAGAAGTTTCAAAAGAAAAATTTATAAATGCTTTTCAGCAGGAAATAGAAAAAACTGGTGACTTAAGAGAAGCTTTGATAAATCTAACTTGGAACCCAACTTGGACTGGAGAAATAGAGCAGGCAGCAGGAGCTATATTAAAACTTTTAAAATTAACAGGAGATAGAAGTAAAGGCCTTGACAATTTATACATAGCTCAAGAGGCAAATAATGATATCGTAAAAAAGTTTAATTCAGAATATGCTGAACTATCAGCGTTAACTAAATCTGGAGTTGAGGTAGATAATGAATCTTTATTTCTTAAAAAGCAAATAGGTGAAGAAATAGAAAAACTTGGTAAAGAAACTTTTGAATTAGGTAAGAAAGGGAAGGACCTTAATAAAGATGATAAAGAAAGTTTTGAAATAATAACAAAAAGAATTGCAATATTAAAGGAATTGCAAAACAGTATTAATGGATTGTCTGTAGATGAAGACACTCTTGCTGATAAAAGAAAGAAGGCGGATAAAGAGGAGCAGGGTAGGTTAAAGACAGAGCTTTCTGATTACATAGAAAGAATTAAAGAAACCGAAAAAGTAATTGGAGAGTTAAGAGTAGAGGTTGGAGAAAGCGCATTCCCTACTCAAGTTGATTTGCTTGATGGATTCTTTGGCGGAGCAGAGGATGTGATTGCAGAAGCTACAAAAAGATTTGGCGCAGATTCTAAGTTTGTTAAAGACTTAGTGAAAACACTTAGGGATACCGCAGATGAGGTTAGTATTCAGTTGCCTAAAGAAGTAGGTGAAACTATAGACTTAGCTGCTAAGGGTGTGTTTGGAGTAGACGGTGTTGATTTAGCGCAGTTAGAACTTGCACCTATATTTGCACCAGAAAAAGCAAAAAGCCTTGCGGATAAAATAAGAGAAGCATTTAAAGATGTTAAACTTGCAGATGTAATTGCTGAGGGGTTAGATAAAGCGGCAGAGTCCATAGCTGAGTTCAATGCAGTTGCTTTAGAAAATACTAAGGGTAGACTTGAAGCTGAGAAGAGTGCTATAAGCAATCGTTATGAAACAGAGAATGATATATTAAAGTCTCAGCTTGATAATCAGTTAATTACAGAGTCTCAGTTTAGGGTTAAGCAGCAGGAGCTACAAAGAGCTAAGATAGCTGAGGAGAATGATATTGATAAAAAGATATTTGAAGCAGAGAAAAAACAAGACAGACAGAATGCCACTACAGATTATCTGCAATCTTTAGCATCTATCATACCGAACCTTATTATATATGACAAGGAAGGTAACCCTGTAAGGCTTGCTACTAAGTATGCTGTATCAGCAGGACTTACTACAGCAGCTTACGGTGCGGAGTTAGCTGCTATTGGTCAAAAGAAATTCTTCCCTAAGAAGTTTGCTGAAGGGGGTATGGTTAGTGGGCCATCACACGACCAAGGTGGTGTACCGTTTTCAGTGCAAGGTCAAAGTGGTTATGAAATGGAAGGCGGTGAGTACGTCATAAATAAAAGAGCTACTGCTATGCACCGAGATTTACTTGACCGCA